GATGTTGCTGATGGCGACACCTTTGAAGAGCTTGTGACCTTCCGTGTTGACGGAGATTCGCTGGTTCCCACCATGTTGGCTGGCGTCGAGATTGCGGCTGAAGAGGCCGAAGACGAAGACGAGATGGAGGACGAGGCCGCTGACGAAATGGAAGCGGGCGTGTCCCCTATGGCTGGCATGGGCGAGCGTATCATGGGCATGGCTTAAAGGACGGAGACCATAGGCTATGGCTCTCCCCACTTTAGATGCGGTGTTTGCTTCGGCGGCGGATCAGCCCCGAAGATACATGCTTTCCCAATGGTTGATTCTTGCTATTGGCAGTGGCAGTATCGCTGATTACGTTACTCTCCCAGAACGTTATCTATGGGCAAAAATTGCTTTAGTTTCAGGCGCGCCCAAGACCGAAGCAGATTACATTAGCCTTCCAAAGAACTATGTCTGGAAGGCCATTTATGATGGCGTTTCGGGATCGAGCGCGGGCACTACGGACTGGAGTGAAAAGCAGGCTTTGGGGCATATTGCCGCCGCCTATCGCGGAGACACAGGCAACCCAGCAAACCTAGCCACATATATTGACTGGCCTTGGCGCTATCAAGTGGCTTCCATTATTGATTATCTTTCTTAATATAATGTAGCACTATGAGCGTAGAAGACATACCAAGACGTAGGGGGATGGAACGGGGAGTGAAGCTTACCATGAGCGAGTTGATTGCGGGCATTGCCCTAATGGTTACTTTGTTTTCGGCGCTTAATGGGTGGGTTGTCTTGCCCGAACAAATGCGGTCTATCCAAGCCAATGATGCTAAACAGGATGCGCGGATTGAAATGATCAATAAGGAGAACCAAGAGAGATCTGAGACCCTAGCCCGCATTGACGAGCGCACAAAAAGAATCGAAGATTACTTGAAATCCCAAGGATTCTGATCTAGCTTTTAATCCTATGAAACAACTATTCGCAAAAATCTGGGGAATCACATCCTCCGTCTTTAACTTCTTCCTTCCCATTCTTAAGGAAGTTGCATCCTCTTCGGTTGCCGCGCTTCTTCCGATTGCCTTGGAGATTGTCGAGTCTCTGGCCTATACCGATAAAACTGGGTCTCAAAAGCGAGAAGCCGCAGTCAAAAAGCTTACCCTTACAGCCAAAAAACAGGGCATCAGCGCCTCTGAATCTTTGATTCGTTTTGCTGTTGAATCTGCCGTGCAACGCTATAAACTGGATCTATGAAAGATAAACTTCTCGCATTTCTAGTATCCAAGATGGGCGGTATTATCACGCCCCTCATTGCTATGGTTGTAGCGGCTATTGTGTCCCGTCTCGCCATGGTTGATCCCAAGTTGGCAGAGTCCGTCGATCAGGTTAGCCTGACTGGATTCATTGTGGCTCTCCTTATTTCTATCGTCAACTACGTTACAAACGAAGTAAACGTCAAGGGCATCAAGAAGATCCAAGCCTTGGTCAATACTGACGAGGATGGAGTGGCTGGGCCTATCACCTACACCGAAGTTCGCAGGGCTATCGCTATCAAGAAGCCCGTTCGCCGCAAGAAGAAATGAGGCTATCCCATGAAACCCTTAAAGCAATACTCGTCAAAGTCCCGCCCGAAGAAGATCGCAGAAGTTTCCTTGTCCGTCTATTCAGTTCCCTCAAAGTTGGAATCCAAATCAAGCGGGGCCATGATGGAAAGGTTGCCAAGTCCTACCGAATCGGAGGTAGAGCGGATTTCTAGGAATTGGGATATCGGCCAGAGACAGTGCAAATGGTAAATAAACTTGCAGACATTGCGCTTTCGCAAGTCGGAGTTAAAGAAATTGGTGGGAACAATCGCGGCAAGAAAATCCGCGAGTATCAAGCTGCAACTAACTTAGCACCAGCAGCTTGGCCATGGTGCGCTGCGTTTGTTGATTGGTGTGTGGCTCAGTGGCTCAACGACAAGGAAGTTGTTTCTTGGCTTGGTCTGAAGACCATGACTCCTAGTAAGTGGCGTCCAAGGACTGCCGCCGCTTTCGGACTGATTGAATGGGCCAAGAAGCGCCCGAACACTACCCAAGTCATCTACAACACCAAGGCTCCCAAGGTTGGGGACATTGCGGTCTTTGACTTCTCCCATACGGGAATTGTGGTGGCTACAAGCAAAACAATGTTTGACTGTGTTGAGGGTAATACAAACCAGCGCGGAACCAGAGACAGTGATTCGGGTGATGGCGTTTGGCTCAAGAGCAGAAACCATTCTTTGGCAAGGTGTTACATCAGAATCAATCAGTCGAAAGTTAAATGAAAGAGCAGCCCAGTCCCCGAAAGAAAAAGACCTACCGCAAGCCCGAATTCAGAGAATGCCCCTATTGCGGCTCAAAAAATATTGAACAAACCGTGATCAAGCATGTCGGAGTAATCAAGACATGCAAGAACTGCCGCGAACAAATCGACTAAACTCATGGCTTCCCATGACAAAAGACTGCAAGAAGTCTTGGACAAATTGGCCAAGGATCTTGTTGAATACTTTGATTCAGGCTTTGTCGTTGCTACTTTTCAGGACGGGGCCGAAACCAAAAACGCTTTCCTCAAGTTCGGTAATGATTACGCCATCGAAGGCATTGTATCCAATATCCATGACATCCTCTACGGGCAAGAAGAGGACGAGGGCGGGGATGACGATTTAGATGACGGGGATTTGAAGAAGATCATCAAGGACTCTTAATACAATGGCCAATGGAACCCTATCTTTCTCCCTTCCAGAAGAGCGACAAGAGTTTGAAGATGCTTGCAAAGCAGGAGATTTTCGCGCTGTTCTTGACAATTTTGATAATGAGTTACGCTCTCATCTTCGCCATAATTCTCATCCCGATTGGGATAGTGCAACTGTTGAAAAAGTCAGGAAAACTCTTTACGATCTAATTGCCGACTACGGCATCCAAATCCACTAACCACAACACACACCTATGACTACAGTATACATCTGTGGCCCAATGAGGTCACATCCCAACCTTAATCATCCAGCCTTCTTTGAGGCCGAAGAAACCCTACTGAAGGCAGGGCATAAGGTCATCAACCCTGCAAGGATGGATCAAGAGCTAGGGTTAGATCCCCACAACTCCCAAATGGACAGCAAGTTTATCGAGGACTGTGCCCGAAGGGACATTGATGCGGTTTTTGAATGCGACGAGTTGGTTCTTCTTCCCAAGTGGGAGAAGTCCAATGGAGCCAGAGCGGAGGTCACCGTAGCCCAATGGCTGGAAAAACCCTTGCGCCTCTACCCTTCTATGGTTAGGTTGGACAAAGAAGATGTGTGCGATATTGCCAAGCGTCTTACTTCCTATGATCGCCAAACTGACTACGGAAGCCCTATTGAAGACTTTACCAAACAGGCCAAGATGTGGGGAGCTATTCTTGGAACCAATGTAACCCCGCAACAAATTGCCATGTGCATGATCGCGGTCAAGCTTTCCAGACTCACCAACTCACCTCGTCATCGCGACAGCGTGGCCGATATTTGCGGCTATGCGCGGTGTTTAGATCTTTGCAACCAAGCAACCTCTCTATGAGCAAAAAAATAGCAGTCCTCTCGGACTTCCACTGTGGCCACAAAGTAGGGTTAACCCCGAAAGGCTACCTCCCAGAAGAACCAGCCGAAGAGCGGTCACGTTGGGTTAATGCCAACAAAGCCTACTACAACTGGTATAGCCAGAACATCCGTAAAAATGGCCCCTACGATATCATCTTTATCAATGGAGATCTTGTGGATGGAACAGGCAAGAAGTCGGGCGGAACCGAACAGATCACTACCGACATGGAAGAGCAATGTGATATGGCGGTTAAGATCATCCGCGAAATCCCGAAAACCAAAAACTGCAAGATTGTTATCACTAGGGGAACACCGTACCATACAGGCGACTCGGAAGACTGGGAGAACATCATTGCAGAGCGCGTAGACGCCACAATTGGAGAACATGAGTGGGTGGACGTAGAAGGGGTTGTCTTTGACCTTAAACACCACCCAGCGGGCTCTAGCGGCATTCCCCATGGTCGGCATAGCGGAGTGGCCAGAGATCGCCTCTGGAACCTCATATGGTCTGAGAAAGAGCTACAGCCCAAGGGAGATGTCTTTATCCGTTCCCACGTTCATTATCACAATTTCGCAGGAGGCCCAGATTGGCTGGCTATCACTACCCCAGCCCTTCAGGGTTTTGGCTCCCGTTTCGGGGCTAGACGATGCACTGGTATCGTGGACTTCGGATTCTTGATCTTTACAGTCAACAAAGGAACATACACATGGCAACCCATTATAGCAAAACTAGAGGAGCAAAAAGCTCCAATGATAAAATTGTAGTCCCGTCTTGGGATAGCATGTGGGAGTCGTTTGACACCCACAATCAAAAGACTACCATTGAGGCCATGAACGCCGAAGGATGGAGGACAATTGATCAGGTCACACAAAAGACAGGTTTATCAAGTCCGCGAATCTATAATATGGTTCGTGAGGGAAAATTTGAGTCTATCAAAAAGAAAGTGTTTTACGCTGGAAAAACCAGAGATATTAAGTTTGTTAGACCAAAGCGTTAAGCGTAACGCTCTTCTGGGTCTGCCGCTGTCACGGTAATTGTCATTGACCCGCTGGTTATGTTGTTTCCTGCTGTTGTTCTGACCTGTGTAGAACCCCAAGGTGTAATTATGTCAGCCATAACAAATTCTTTTGTTATCGGATTTAAATATTGATTAACACCAAACGGACTTAAATAGATCCCATCTGGATTGCTTGTTAGTCCAGAAAATTCAAAAAAAAAGGAAAATGGAGCGTATATTTCAATTGGTGAATTAATGTCTTCTGGTTTATAGATATGTGGTCTTGGATTGATTACCATTGTTTGCACGGTATAGTACGGAGTGTTAAATATTCCAACCGTGCCGCGCAGTGTTCTTTGTCTAAAGACGGTGTGGCTCCGTGGTGGTGTAAATGGAGGTTTGGGTTCAAGTTTATTTTCCGAGTTGATGTGGCAAAGCATTGCTTTTGCCGTTAACACTTCATCTCTAAGGTTTGTTACAGATGGGAATGTCTCATCATTGTAGCTTCCCCATTTTATTGTATACGTTCCAGAAGCCGATATTGTGCCAAATGGAGAATTTGTTGTAATGCTTGAATTCATTGTTATGGTTTTGGCTTCCCAGAAAATTTTCATAGCCAATTCAAGTGGAAAGTCACCTTGATAACCAGATGGTTGGTTATCTGGCTTCGGCTCCAACAATGGATTCCAAAACTTCCTAATATTCATATATGGAAGTTGTGATGGAATGAAGCCCTGTGGCGGAACAAATCTCGTTGCTGGTGTATAGCACTCTGAACCAAACCAACCAATGGTTCTAAAATTAGTCGCCATTGTTTTAAAAATTAAACAGAGATTTCAACTGGAAGCTCGCTTGCAACAAGCATGTAATCAACTGCTGGAAGACCATTTTCACAAATGTTGTAGCGCCTAACAATTACATCGCCCAACAAGTTTTGACTGTCGATTTTGTAAGATTCTCCAACAAGTTCAACAATTCCTATTAAAATATAAAGATTGATCTCTGTTGTTTCTGGAAGTTCTGTATTATTTTCAATTCTGATTGATTCTATTTCGCCAGATTCTGTGTATTTAATATTAATATAAACAAATCCACCAGCCTCTGGATCTAGAAGGCTGTCTATGTTTTCTGGTTCAAGCTTGTTTACGTTTCCAGTTGTTACTCCGATTCTTGTCTCTGGAGGAATTGTGTCTGTGGTTGTAAGAAACAGCTTGAACGCATGGGTTCCGCTGGCAAATTCAATAAAACTTTCAGATAAAATCTCATCCGAAAGCTCACCTTCCTCTTCTTCAGAAATTACTTGTCCAGTTAATGAAAACTTTTTTCGCTCCCCTTTATATGTTCCTTCAGTTATATAGTTTAGATCTTGCGTTCTGGGTGCTTCTAGAATCGACCTAATCTGCGTGGTAACAATCTCTGGTTTGGGAACCTTCTGCGCTGCCCTTATCGATGAGTTCCCGCCCGCATCCACCTCTCTTTTTTTAGAAAAAAGAAGAGATCTTAATTCCTGCTGAATTATTTGCTTGATTTGCGACTCGTTCATTAAACCATTTCTGAGGTCACATCTACAACAGTAGCCTCAACCCTGACAAGGCCAAACTTGAATGGACTGGTTGATAGTCTGTAAATATAACGGCCAATAGGAAATGATGGCGGATTGGTTGCCCCAATTGATCCTTCAACGAAACCAGCACTTGCGTTCGCTGTATATTCATAAAGTGCCAATGTTCCATCGGGTGGGGCAGTAAAACTACCAGAAACAGTTCTAGAGTCACTTCCAACAATATTTCTAAATACTGTAAATCCTTGGTGCAATGTTGGTGGTATTTGAAATGTTGCCAGCGTTCTTGCCTTGTCGAAACTGCTTGATTGCGTAAGGTTGTTTGGAAGTGAAGCAGAATATTGAGCAGTAATTTTATTTGAAATAGATGTGACTAATATTTTTTCATTTTGTGGTCGTATAATTGGCCAAGACTGGGCACCAAGTCTGGCCTCTATTTCGTTACTTGTGCAAAGATCTTTACGCATAAAGAACAAGTAATTGGTTGCTGTCACTGGGCCAGAAAATCCGTCCTTAATTTCAAAGAACAGTTCATATGCCACACCAACGGAAACACTGGCACCAAATACAAAAGTAGATCCCCGCTGGTTTGTAGTCGAAGAATCGCTATCGTAATAAACGTAAAGAACCGCCCCAAGTAATTGGTCTGGGAGGCTTATCTGCTCAATAACTGGAGTAGCATATTCAACGGCAAGCAATCGGTCTCTGGATTCTTCATAATCAAACTTTGTAACTTCACTATGTAGTGTGTCTCGCGGATTAATATTAACCGAATCATCTGGAAGCTCCGTTCCAGCTTCTACAAATTGCCTTGTAAACGGAATGGTTACATCAAGTGTTTCATCATAATTTTGACCCTTTAATTCTGGAAGCGAATCAAGATCGATTTGAGTCGTTACAAATTGATTGTTACCAAGATTTTCTTTTGTTGCACTAACGGTTCCTGTGGTTGGGCTAATTGTTGGGTTGCTCCCATAAGACTCCGTTACGGTAGCGATTCCCCCTCCAAGATCTGATGTATAAACCTGACCTTCAAGCGTTCTTGATGCAACATCATCGCGAAGCGTGGTTGATGAGCGTCTTGTGAATTTCGTAATTTGCTGATCTGTTTTAGCTATTTCATTACCACCCAAAGATGGCATCCCAGCAATTCCCTCAAATGTTTCTTGAGTTGTTCGTGTGGGCACGGCAACTCGGAACTTTTGAGGAACAGGATCTGGCCGCTCAATAGAAAATGAGCTATTGGCAAAAACTTCGGGCGTATCAACAATCCGCTCAATTAAGGATTCGGCATCCTCCCGTGAAACCTCTACAGTTTTGGTAGCTGTGGGATTTGGGGGCACATATCCCAAGAATCCCTTGCGTTGTGCGGTAACAGTAACAAGCTGCCCCTCGTTGTTTGTTGCATTACCAACAAGCTGTGGCCCATCAACCTTATAGGTCTGGATAATCTTGACCGAAAGAAATTCATTGTAAGGTTCGTAAGAGGTCTGGGTAATAACTCCATTAACATTCTCAAGAGTCCCTTCTTCATCGCCTGTTGGAACAAAAAGTTGGCGGCGTTCTTGGACGGCTCCGCGAGAAGCATCGTAAAAATCCCGATCACGAATAGGAAAAAGAGAATTGCCATCATCGTCAGTGGCAACAGACCAAGCTTCCTCAATCTCGGTATAGACAATGGCAGAGCCTTCGCGGGCTTCGTAAGTAACTCGTTTGTCGGAAGCAAGGCTGGCTACCTGTCCCTCGTTTTTGACAGAGCGGCGTCTACCCTGAATCGGGCCTAGATCGTCATCATAACGTGTGAACGGAACGTAGGGGGCGGGCAGGATCTCATAGATGTGGGTGACAATCTGGTCTCCGCTCGCTGGTTGTGCCCCCGTGAACACATGGTTTGGATAGCGTTTACTGTCGGGGTGGGGGCTGAGATCTTCTGGAACCTTGTAGCCAGCAGTCCTTGGATCAAGGCGTATTGCAACCACGGGGTAATCGCGGTCATTGGCGGCATACGAGGCAACGTAAAAACGTGAGAGCGGAGGATAATCGGCCATGGAATCCCGAAAACTTACTCTAAAAAAGGATGGGCGGCAAGATGATTTTCCGCTTGCAATGGTTAATGATCATGCTAGATTCCAGATTGGAAGGCATTCGTCTTCCTGTTTTCATGTGTGTGTGGGGCGGGGTCGGGCCAAAAACTCGGCCCCGCTTTTTTTTGAACGCTTGACAAGCTGGGTTGTCGGATATAACGAACATCTACCTATATGGCATATCAATCCAACCAACCTAAAGCACCAGTCCTCTCACATTATACGCTCGCGAAAAACGGGCCAAAGCTAGTATCCGTTAAATCTCCCCCCAAATGGGTCAAGCAAAATAGCCTATGCGTTATCGAATTGATTGTTGATGGCGTGGCCCATGTGTATTTCACTGAGAATAAGGACATTGCGTCGAAGTTCCAGCAGTATGTGGGTAAATCAGTAGTGCTTATTGCTTCTGGCAACTCCAAGCAGAAGACCGACTCCATGGAGATCCAGCCTGCTGGGGTTCCCGCTTCCAGTCTGCCCGCCGCCCAGAGTGCCCCGCAATCGCCCCAGAAGCCCGTAGAAAAGGTCATTACGGCTCCATCCCATCCAGACAAGGATGCCAAGCAATTCCTCTGTCAGGCGGCTAATCTGATGCGTCTGTGCGTTAAGAAGGCCAATGACATTTCTGTGGAGTTGGGGCTTCCCGACCAGCATCGTCAGGGAATCGCAACCACGATGTTTATCCAAGCGGATAGACAGGGCTTCATTCAAGCCATGCCAATCACGGCTTACACCCCCGAACAATTGGGCTTCGGGGCAAGCAAGGCCGAATCCCTGAACAGTCCACAAGCGAATGACTAACTATGGAGGATGCGGCATCGAAATTCTGTCGCATGATAAGGGATCATTCCTCGTACAAAGTCGGTCTCATCGCGAAGACTACTACATGGTGGAATTCACTACCGATGAAATCGGGGATATCACAGGGTGTTCCTGCACTTGTTCAGGCTATCAATTCCGCAAAGAATGCTTCCACATCCGATACCTCTGTAAACTCTTGGGCGTCCAAACGCCGAAACCAACAAACAACCAACTAGAAAGAGCAGCATAATATGAAAGGCAAAAAGAAAGTAGCAAAAGTCATGGGAGAATACGGCAAGGGCAAACTTAAAAGTAGCTCTGGCAAGAAAGTCACAAGCCAGAAACAGGCCGTGGCCATCGCACTCAGCGAGGCTGGCATGAGCAAGAAGAAAAAGAAACGCTAGTGACTGTCACTAATACATACAATCTCCCACAGCCCTTCGTAGACCTCGTCAGCGAGGATACCTACAGCAAGGGCGAGTCCGATATCACTACTACGGGATTGGCCCAACCCCCCAAGATTTCAGAACTGTGGAGACGCCATGGCAACGAGATCACCATGGACTGTTCCGAGAAAGTGTGGACAATGTT